GTTAAGAGTTACAGTGCCAGCATCAGCCATATCAATATCAACTGCTGTAATACCTGTAGAAGCATCTGTACCTTTAATCTTAAAGTTTTTATCTGCTGTGCTTACTGTAAGCTCTACATCACCTGTGCTATTAACTATGTCAAGTATTGATGTACCATCGTCCTTTATAGTTACGTTAGCGCCATCAGCATCTAGTATAATATCACCAGCTACATCAACTGTTAAGTCACCTGAACTAACAGTATAGCTATTATCAACAATAACTGTTCTATCATTATCACCTATACTAACAGTGTCTATCTTAGCTGTACCGTCAATAAAAATATCTTTAAACTCTAGTGAGCTTGTACCTAAGTCAATATCATTATCGGTAACAGGTACAACTAAACCATCTTGAAATCTTACTTGCTCAACTGCATTAGCGCTAACCTCTACAAATACACCATGTCTGTTATTACTTGTGTCAACAGATATGTGGTTCTTTTTATCTGGATCAGCTATAAGAGGTACATAAGAGCCTTCATCACTGTCACCATCATGTCTGTGTCCTGTAGTAGCTGAACTACTAAAGGTAAAAGCATCTCTTAGCTTGTTATACTCTGCATTGATAGGAGCCGCCTTAACGACTGCTGTAGGCACAATGTCAGATGTAGATTGGCGTGAATAACCTGCCATAGTTTATCTCCTGTCTCCTAGACCATAAGTAACAGAGAAAGCCTGTATAGTATGGCTAGGGTCTGTTCCATTTGTTACATATTTTATTGATATTGATTTACCTGAACCTGTCACATTTGTAGACCTGATAGGAGAGGGGTTGCCATCATATATTTCTTCTGCATCAAACTTTGCTGTATCATATATAGCTGCTGCACCTTCCGTATTTATAGGATAATCAGAAGATAATAGTACATCTGTGTCTCCATAATCGTATTCTAAACCCATAGCTATACTAACAACACCTTCTGCTCTCATGTATGTATTTATATTATATATAGTCTTACGTACTTCTGGGTCTTCCATATATATAAACGGAGTTTGAAAATAACTAAATATTAATCCTCCGTTAAAGTCTGTACCTACTTCCTGCCTATACACAAAGCCAGAGGAATCTCCATGTATTATAAACTCTTCGTTACCTATATAACCACTAGATACACAATTAACTCCTATACCTACAACCTGCCCATATTCAAACCCAGCGCCAGCCTGTCCACTTCGTCTAACACCAGCAATAATACCTAGTGTCTCTTGGTCTTGAAAAAACATACGGAACTGAGACTTCTTTTTAAGTACAACTGTTTTAATTTTGGAGAGGTCTTCATTATCTGTATAACTATCAAAAATAGACTGAATAGGTTTAGATAAAGAGGCAAGCTCAATATCACCGATTCTATCCGTAGCAGATACAGGTCTTACACCATCAGGAGCTAGAAATATAATCTCACCATTAAACTCTACTATACTATCTGGAGATGAACAGCCAAGGTTGCTTGTAACATTCTGTAATATAAAGTTAGCTTGGTTGTCACCTACTAGACGTTTAATGTTGTTAGCACCAAAGATGTATAGTTGATCACGAAAAGCTTTAATTTGTACAATCTTAAAGCCTACATTAATTACCCCAGCGCCATTAGCAGGACTAAAGTCTGTTTCAGCTACAGGTGAACTAAAGTGTAGATGATATGGAGCAGCAGCGTCACCAGCTAAAAATAAATGATTATTAAAGGCTGCTACTAGTGTAGGGTCTGTAGGTGCATTACTATCTGTAATCTGTATATAGTTAGTACCATCATAAGTAGCTGCAGGGTTTATTCCATCAACTAATGCAAACTTAGGAGAACCCCAATTAAAGTCATCAAAACGTACCTGTGTAACACCAACCATAGTAGGTGCTGCAGGTCTATATTGTCCAGCACCAGAGCCTACCTCAATAGCTGCTGCTGTTCCTGCACTTACAGCTATCTGAGTAATAGTATTAAAAAACTTAGTACTGCTAACTGTACTGTTGTTTGGACCTGCTACTATTTCTGTTTGAGCTAGACCTAAATAATCTGTGCCTGTAATAGTAAAGTTTTTACCTGATTCATTTCCTGTACCAAAAAAGGTTACTTTTCTAGGTTGTTGAGATGCTGCAGTTGTAAAGTTTATAGTACCTGAGTCTGCTAAAGCACCATTAATAGTTAAGTTTCCTGAACCGCCTGGAGTTTGCGAAGCACACACACCATCTCTATCGTTGGCTACAAAGCTAGATACTACTGCAGTCCATCCTATAACAGTTGGTGTACCTGTTACTGTAGTTGAAGCAGTTGATGTACCGCCTGTAATTACGTTACTAGTTGCAAATATAGCGCTGGGTAACTTACCAAAGTTTACTACAATACTATTAGATGCAGTAGATACTACTGTACCTGTAGCTGCTACATCTGTGTTATCACCAGAGCTTACTACACCTGTAAGGGTTTCACCTACACTAAGATTAGTACCTGTTCCATTAGTTACAGCTACTGTATAGTAATGATTATACCAATGTAAATAATTGCTACCACTAGCAGGTTTTCTTGCTCCAAACACACCTTGCTGTACATCAGCAGATACTTGAACACCTAATACAGGGACACTATTAGTTGAATCTCCTGTAAGCTCACCATAAGACCTTTGGAAACCACTAATACGACGATACCCACCCTCAAGGGCAGGTTCATAATTAATCAACCTATAGGCTGACCCTGAGAACTGACTACCATGAGTAAGTGGGTCTAAGTTATTAAATAGTCCACCACTACAAGGAGTAGCAAATGTGGATAGTTGTTCTGACATTATTGAGCACCAGTTACAGCGTTGAAGTGTTTACCTACTACAGTAGAGGTAATGTATAAAGGTGTGTCTAAAAGAAGTCTTCTCATGTTATCAATACCGTCCATAAACTTCTTCTCGTGTATTGCTCCACTCTGATCATTAGAGCGAAAGCGCATCATGTACATCATAGCACCATCTACTACAACTGTATTAAATCTATCAGGTATTAAAGAAGTGTCGTTAAATGCAGTTAAGTCACTTGGAAAGGACCAGTAGCGATACTCTATTTTATACGTATCATCTGGAATAGGAGTAACACCAAACTTAGAGTCCTGCGTCTGGTATATACGCATAGGTACAGACCTAGCTGTAGTACCGCCTATATCTTCTGCAGGTCTGAAACTACGTAGGTAATCTGCATATGTAATTACAGATAGTCTCTTAGGTTCGTTCTGTTGTGTCTCGTGCTTCTTAATGTAGAATGTATCCCAATCTACTTTAGAAAAGTCTGTAGGGAAGCTATACACACTTGTACCTGCAACTAATGTCTCTGTGTTAGTCGTAAGGGTAAAGGGCCACTCCTGCGATATTTGTAGTATCTCTCTTATGCTTGAATTAATAGCATCTTTAGATAAGGCTTGTAAGTTACGTACACTTCCAAAACCGTCACCCGTAGTGTCTAGCTCTGTTTCATTTATTCTTCTAAGTAGCTGGTTTATCAGAGTGACATACGTAGTAGACATAAAAAGTATTCCTCTAAGCAAAGTTAAAGGGGCCAGTTGCCCAGCCCCCCTAGATTAGCAATTATGCCAGTGTGTCACGATCTACTTCTGAAGCAGTAGTATCACCTTGATCGCTAACGTCCATCAATACAGCATAAACACGTAGTTTACCTGCTGTAAATGTTGCACCACCACCTGCAAAAGTCAGGTCTAATGTATCCGCTGTAGCAAGTACAACGTCACCAGCAGGTGTGGCTGAAGGAGCGTAAGCACCATCTGCTGCACCGTCAATATCAAATGCTGCAACCCACTCGTTGTCATCAACACCAGTCCCTAAGATTACTGTTGCATCTGTACCAGTATTTTGTGTAGCAGATAGTACAACTTGCACACCAGCATGTAGTATGCGAGTGTTTGCTGGAAGTGTGAGACATTGAACTATGTCACCGCCTGTACAGGAGATTGCCTGTGCAGTAAGATCAATAGTCTTCTGTATCATATAAGGCTTGCGCCCACGGTTAGTGTTACCATGTTCAGGTAACAACAATGAAGTAATAGTAGCCATAAGTTATACCCTCCCTTACGCTGCGTTGTATTTAGCAGTTACAATCGCTTCTGGACGAAGGATTTTTCTGCCATAGAGATGCATTCCACGAACAATGTCCGAAAATGAGTCTGGGTCACGGTATGACTCAACTTTGTTGATCTGCTCAGCAGAAGCAACGGCTGAATCGTGTCCAGCAACAATCACACCGTAGTTAGTGTTCTGGTTGGCTGAACCTGAAGTACCTGAGCCTGTACCCACTGAAGGTAGGTTATTTGACTGATAGATACGGAAGCCGTGTAGGTTGTTCAATACAAGACCATTCTGGAGGCCTGAGCCACCCTGATCAGCATTTAATACCCGTGAATCTTCGTCTTTCAAGAGTTCCATAAATACAGCGTCCAAGACCAGCCAGCGACCACGAGAGTCTACGTTCTGTTGGTCAAGCAAGCGGCCCATACGTGCAATAACCTGTAAAGGTGATGCAACAGAAGTGCTTGCAGCAGTAGCTCCACCAAAACGAGGTGACAAAGGAATAGAGTGATCCCCTGCAGAGCTTGTTGTGATGTTACCAAACGAGTCCTTACGAAGCTTCATAGTAGTAAGAAGTTCGTCAGTACCAGCAGATGAAACTGCAACTGAACCATTTACTGTATCATTAACAGTATCTGCGTCAGTGTGAAGAGCAGACTGCTTGTAGCCAGATAGATAACCTAAGCATTCTTGATCCATTTGATCAGCCAAACGATAGGCTGCACGATCTGTAGCAAGCTGCATAAAATCTATATGACTGTGGGCTTCCTCAATATCGTCAATCTTGAAAGCAAAGTAGTTACTTTTGTCTACAACAAGCTGGAAGTCTTCATCGTCCAAGTCTTGTGCTGTTATGGTTTCACCACGGGTATATGCTTTCACACTGACCTCAGGCTCCTTCATAATTTTCACTGTATCACCTTGGTTTGCAATCTCACCAAAATAATCGTTATTTGTTATAGCGTTAGCTACAGCGCTCTTGCGGAATGCAAGCTGTACCTGTTTGCTATAAATGATCGGGCTGAAGTTACCGTTAGGTAAGTTCCCGTGACCCGCTGTTGATGTAAAAGCCATGTTATATTCTCCTTTAGATGATGAATGGCTGGTTAGAATAGTTACACATTCATATCCGATAGAGGGCCGTTCTTTTTAGGGTATCATACTTTAAGAAGTCGCGCAACTACTATTTAGTATAGTCCTATAGTCGAAAGGGTAGTTCTTTTCGGCTTGTGTAAAGATAGTTATATCTACAATTATCTGTTTGTCAACAGTTATTTCATATCATAGACAAATTTTCCACTGCGAATAGCTTCCATGATCTCATCTGCATGTTTTTCGTATTCACGAGTAGACATTCTACTCACTTGAGATTCACGCCACTGTGATGCAGTATCGTCAGTCTCAGGAGTATTCCTTGTTT